TCTGGTGCCGCTTCACGGATTTGAACCGCGGACCTACTGATTACAAATCAGTTGCTCTACCAACTGAGCTAAAGCGGCCCATTGTTAGTGTTTTCTTTCGTGTTTCTTATGACCTTTATGAGAGCCCATATAGTAATCGCCTGGTTCATAATCCCATCTCTTACCGTGATGACCTCTTATATCAGCATACCACATTCTTAACTTCACTATCAAAGTTCTAAAAAATGTTCTTCTTGCCATTTCATCCTCTATTTAAATTTACATTCTGCCATGATTTGTGTTAGGCACGCAACCATATTTATCTCATGGTCTGCCACAAAGGCTGATTTATATTGATAATCAGCAATTGTTAGAACGGCTGCAGGGATAGATTGAGGTTGTAGATGTTTATATAGAATATCATAGATACCAGTAAACAAAGAAGATGGATCTTTATCAAGGTTTTGAACAACCCATTTTCTCATATCACCGAACCTTTTCTCTTTTAGAAATGAAATCAATTGTTTATTATTGATTTCTGACATAGATACAAGTATACCACTATCTATCTTACCTCTTACAGAATATCTTTGTAATTCGTTTATCGTTCTTCTAAAATCTGGATAGTGTCTTTGTATTAGTTCAGCAAGTACTTTGTTATCAAACTCTATATTCTCTGCCTTCAATACATCACCTAGTCTTTTAAGAAATGCAGTAGCAGTTTTTACTTTCTGACCATTAGTAATACGAAAATCAATAACTGTACAACGACTATGTAATGCAGGTATGATTTTGTTTTTGAAATTACAAGTAAATATAAATCTACAATTCTTGTAAAACGTTTCAATGAAATTACGCAACGCAGGTTGAACACTATCGGCATTCATATAATCTGCCTCGTCTATAATAACAACTTTATGATTAGAACCGCCTTCTAGTGATACACTAGAGGCGAAGTTTTTGATTGTGGTACGTAAAGTATCAATATGTCTACCTTCATCTGAACCATTGATGATTAAGTAATCAGCACCTAGTTCTTCACACAAGGCACGAGCAACTGTTGTCTTACCCGTACCTGCTGTGCCTGAAAGGAGAAGATTAGGAATTTCTTTTTGTATTAGAAACTTACTAAAGGTATTCTTTAAATCTTCAGTTAAGATACATTCTGATATTTTTTTAGGACGGTATTTTTCAACCCATAGAAAATCTGACATATAACAACCTTAAAATGTTGAGTCAGCTTCTAAAGCGATCCAGTATTGTACTTGTACCTTTTTGTTTATGAAGTGAGCAATCTTTGCCTTTGATAATGCAACATTATAATCACCAGGAATAATCTTCATATTCTCGGCCTTGATATATGCAGTAAACTCTATATCAGTTTCGCCTACAATAATAGACGATTCGTTAGAGTTGCTATTCTTCTTATCTAATGCAACTAACTTAATCTTACCATCTTCACCTTTAAATGCAATATCAGGTAGACTTAAATTAGTATATAATTTTTTAACAGACTCATAGTCAGCATTGTTCAATGAGAACGATACTGTTTTGTCTGGCATTGTTATTGATTTAGATGGATATCTTAACGTTGATTTATCAGCAAAAGCATATCTCGCTGACAAACTAGTTTTCTCGTCTTGTATTTTTAGGTTTGAAGAACCATTGAAAGTCAGTACAGGTTGTGTAAAAGAATCCAATGCTCTTAAAAACTCTGGCAAATCATATACACCAAATTCAGTTTCAAACTCATCTGTAACATTGGCTTCTGCCATAATGTTTTTCATTGTAGAAACTGTACTTAATTGTTTACCAGGTTTAAATAGTATATTAGCATTTATATCACTAAAATTTCTTAATATACTAATTGTATTATCACTTATTTTCATTTCTTATCCTTATCATTATTTAATAATAGTATAACATAATGTAATGCTTTAAGCAAGTCTTTACGATTATAACCACTTTTTCTGCCATACCTTGACAAATACTTAATTGCATTTGCCTGACAAAAATCACTTTTAATTCCAATAGACTTTAATAAATCTAAAGTTTGGATACCATCTTTACCAGACGAGTAATGTTGTCCGTATGTGGACTCAATGTACTCTTTAATCTCTTTTAAGATTTTATCCTCATTGTATTTCATAATATTATTATATCACTAAATTGCGTTTGAGTCAAGCCTACTTGCTTGTAGATATTTTAAAACTTTTTCAGGAGTAGATTCCTCATAAGGGTCTCCTGATGTATTGTTACCTTTACCAGGTTCTACAAACATTTGTTCTATTACACCATTGTTTACAATCATAGCATATCTCCATGATCTCATACCAAAACCTATAACAGTTTTCTCTACAAGCATATCCATTGCGTCTGTAAAGTCACCATTACCATCAGGTATTACTTTAACGTTTTCTAGTTTTTGATTTTGTGCCCAGGCATTCATAACAAACGAATCATTTACTGACATACAATATATGTCATCAATATTGTGTTCTTTAAACACACTATATAATTTTTCGTATCCTGGTAATTGTTGAGTTGAACATGTAGGAGTAAAAGCGCCTGGTAATGAAAACAGTATAACTCTCTTATCTTTAAAATACGTATTCGTATTTGTATCTGTCCATTCGCCTAGCGATCTTACTCTAAAATTTACTTCTGGTACTCTATCACCTTGTTTCATATTATATTCCTCATATTATTTAATTATATATTGTACACTAAAATTTTAGTTTTGTCAATAACTCAACATATTTAACTTTTTTTCTATTTGTTTTATTTGATTATATTTTAAAAATAATTCGTATAGTTTATTATAGTTTTTTACTTTATGTTTTTTATTAGGATTCTTTTTAATAAAAGAATCTTTATTATATATAATATTCTCATATATATAAAATTCATTTTTCCATTCTATTATATCATCCATATACATCAAATATTTTTCTATTCTATACTCCAACCTATCTTTAAACATATCTAAAGGAATTTCTAATGAATCATAATGTTCATCTTTTATATTAAGCCAACGATTAATAGTTTGTGCAATACATCGGCTTAGTGTGCTATCGAAAAGATTTCTATGTAAAAATATTTTTCTTGTAGCAGGTATATCAAAAAAAGATTTATTAAAATTAGGATATGTAATTTGAGATTTTAATATCACACTTTTATAAAGTCCATAATTAAGAGTCTCAACTATTTCTTTTGGAGAATATTTTGTTTTTTGCAACTGATTAGAATTTGAATGAAATCCTTCCCCTAACCACAGATAGTCTTCATCATAATTGTTAAGGCCAGGAGTAAATATATCGTATTGAAAAGCTGTACTTCCATTTCTGTCAGCACTAATAATTACAATATTATCAAAGTTTTTCAAAAGCCCACTCTCTTTCATTATATACTCCTTATAAAATTTAATAATATATTATACTCGATTCAATTCACAAAGTCAATACTCTATATACTTTGTAATCTTGGATCTTTTGATGTGATATTTTTGTCTGCTTTTGGTCTTGCGATTGAGTCTTTTGATCTTTTTCTCAATTGAGCTTTAGCAGAATTTTCTCTACTTCTTTCAGTAAAGATTTTTTTTAAATCCCATTTAAAATTCATACACCCTCCTTTTATAGTTAGGTGCGTTCCTTCAGCATTTGCTTACTTCCGACTCATAAGAGTTGAACGATATAAAGTATTTATATCTGGTATGCGTTTGAAACATACCAGATATTGGTTTTATTATTTGATTGAGATAGTTCTAGGTTTTTTATGTTCTGGAACTATTCTCTCTAAAGACACTTTTAAAAGACCATCTTTTAATTCAGCACCTTTAACTTCAACATCTTCAGCAATTGTAAAAGATTTAGTGAAGTATCTTTTAGCGATACCTTTATGGATTACTCCATCCTCGTCTTTATCTTTAGTTGCTTCTACAGATGATTTGATATTTAAGACACCATCTTCCATATTGATTTCAATATCTTTTTTATTGAAACCAGCAAGTGCTAGTTCAATATTGTAAGTAAAATTACCTGTCTTTACGATATTGTATGGTGGGTAGTTATATCTAACCATTTCGTTGAAATTGTGGTCGTCCATCATTCTTTCAAAATGGTCGAACACATTATCAAACCCAACGGTTACTGGTCTTAATTGATTGAATATACTTAATGCTTTATTAGTCATTATAACTCCTTTTGTTAAGCAAGTTTATTTTAAATAGAACCCATAATGGCGTTCTACATTTATTTATATAATCATTATTATACAAATGTCAACCCTACTTATAGAAATTCACTAGGCTGAGGATCCCTACCAGTTCCCTAGTGAATATCTATAAGTGGTAGTTTCGTTTTGTCACGGAGTTAAACTACCAAACATCACCGATTTATATGGGTTGTTTTAGATTTTTAATCAACGTACAACCCCAACGTATCTATACCTCTACAAGGTCTTATGAACAGCCTTGTAGTAATAATATATATAATCATTCAACACAGACGGCATAGAAATTCTTAAATTTTCTTAACTTTAACTCCTTTTATGTACTTGTAACCTAACATCTCATCATTTGCTTTTTGAGCTTTTCTGATTGTTTTAGAACGTTCTTTTGCTTTTTCACGTTTTATTTCTGATGGTTTAGAAAAATATTGTTTTGATCTTAAATCTTTAACAATCCCTGCCTTTTGTACTTTCTTTTTAAGAACACGCATAGCCTTCTCTAAATTGCCACCTCTTACTTCAACTGTAATTGACATCTATTATTTACCTCCCATCTCATTTTTAGGTTGTTTTTCCCACCTAGGTGGGTTATCACCACCAACATCAAAGTCGTGGTATGATCCTTTTTTATATGTATTATAATCAGGTCTAGCTGTTTTGCCAACAGCAAGTCCTTTAGAAACATCTTCTTTTGTGTATCTTGGTTTTTTACTTTTATCTAAACTACCTACACTAATAGGGTATCCTGGTTTTAATTTTTCAACCTTTCCACCTTTTTCTAAAAACTTTTTCATTTTTTCATCACGTTCTTCTTGTGACATTTTTGGTTTGTATTTTTCTAAACCACTATTGTCCTTAAAAT